TTTGCGGCCTCTATTTGAAATTGAGCCAATTCATTGGCATCAACTTCACGGCCAAATTTATTGCTCCAATAGGCAAGACCTTCTGGATCAGCCGCTCTTCCAAGTTGTGCCGCATATAAAGCCTCAACATTTGGAGCGCCAGCAGCCGCAGCCGCAGCCGCATTTGAAGCAGCAACCGATTCCGCTTGTCGTTGTGCTAATTCAGAGGCCGCAACCGATTGAAATCTTGCCGCTTCTGCTGGGTCAACTTGACTACCAAATTGGCTTTCCCAATAAAGCAAGCCAGCTGGCTCTGGTTCGCGGCCTAGAATTTGTTGATATAACTCTTGCACAGTAGCCATGTTTTTCCCCTATAAATCCTTTGCCATTACAGTCCATTGTGGGCTGTAACCTTCGTCTTTTAAAAATGTCTTTGACCAGCCTCTTCGGCCTGCCAATGACACCCTGGTGCAACCAATTGACTTGCCCCAGGATTCGATCAATGGTCGCATCCTTGAGAGTTCATCTAGGTCGCCACCAGCCAGAAAGTAATGCAAATTCTTTAGCTGTGGGTAGACAATGATCTCTGTCAATACCACCGAGTCCTTGGCCGGCCACAACTGTAATCTGTGATCCTCGACCATCTCAGCGACATCGTCAAAATTATGTGTGCCTCCACTGTATTCTAAGGCAGCCTCCACATGGTGGCGCAGCCTGTCCAATTGTTCTTGGTCGCTCATCTCTTACCGGCTGGGACAGCATCCAATCTAAAGATGCCCACCCGCCAGTCAGCCAATACCGCACCAGTCACCACCATGTTGACTTGTCGGCCAGAAAACCTAACTGAAGTCGGGTTGGCTGCCGTGTATGGCCCAAATGTGGATTGTGTGCCTGTGGGGTAGTTTCTAGTTTTAAATGAAACCACCGCCTCACCCAAGGTCTGCTCATCTGGGACCACTTGCCGCACCGACATGATGTTGTCGCCATTGCCCAATTGCACTGGGCCAGACTCGGCAAACAGGGTCCCACCATCGTAGTTGTAGCCCACCTCATGCTCGTAAACCAAGCCACTTGGATCGACCATCAAGGGGTATGTAAAGACTCCGGCATCGACACCGGCAGTTCTGGCCAGTGTGCCTATGGACCAGTGGTTTTCTCGGTAGTTAAAAGTCACATAGCTGTCGTTTTCGTTGCTGGCGCTGGATGGATAAAACCACCAGATTTCGCCAAACTCACTATTGTGGACAGCATAGACTTTGGACTTTTGACCATAGTTGATGTTTGTGAAAATGTAGTCTGAGACATCGCAAGGCAGTGGCTTGACATAGCCGTCATAAATCCAAAAGCCTGATGAACTCATCCAAATGGCAGCAGTGTCAATGGCCGCCACAGACTGGGCCGAGATCAGACCGCATCCACTGCCAGCCTTCTCAAACCCATAAACGAATGGCGCGCCAACGTAATTTGCCGTGTGGACATCCACATCTGTAAACATCAAGTTGACACCCTTGACCCGCTTGCCAGCCAGAAGTGAGCCAGGCGTGGTCAGCTCATAGTCGCCTGCCTGATTGTCGCCAGCTGGTGTCCACAGGGTATTGTCCTCTTGGTCGCACCACTGAACCTTCCTTGGGTTGCCACCAGCGCCAAGGGCAAACAAAAACCTCTCAGCAGTCACCATAATGGCCTTGTTGCTGGTTGGCGCGTTGGTAATCACAGCTGCCAATGTGGGCGTTGTAAAGCCAAGCTGCCACTCGTAAATCTTGCCATCGTGGTTGGAGCAAGCCACTAAATACTGGCCCCAAGTGTCAAGTGACCAAGTCGTGGCTGGAATAATTACCCCAGTGTCTGGCCGTGCCACACCATAGGCAAAGTTGCCATAGGTGTTGTAGCCGTAACCGGTAGTCACTTGCGCGCTGGCATAGCCCACACTGAAACTTGTTGGCGTGATGTCTTTGAGTGTGCCAAGCTCGTTCATCGCAAACAGTTTGGAATGCGTGCCAAGGGCAATAAACCGGTTGGCAGCATTGTCGCGCCAGGTGATGATGGCCCTGCATAAACCCGTCACGGCTGATGCTGATCTGGTGCGCCACCCCAGCACTGGCCTTAAAGTGTTTTCGTACCAGCGCACAAGGCTGGCATCGTGCCACCGGCCAGCGGCTTGGTACTCTGTGCCATTGCGATAAACACCTGGGGGTAATTTGATGGGTATATACATGATGGCTATATTGTCGGTAAGTTTGAGACAAAAGACACAGTGGCAATCACTGATGGCACTGCTGGCCGTGTCGGAGTAGAACTGGCAGCGTACTGCTCAATCGTGACACCGACATCGGTTGGTCTCCACATTATCTCAACATAGTCAGTGGCATTTAAGCTTAAAAAATAATTCATTGCAGCAATGGTGTGATACGGGTCGCCAACACCTTTTCTGGGTGCAAAACCAAATCTACTGTTTGAATTGGCCGAATTTGTACCATTTACTCGAAACCAGACATCCACATCCTGAGAGGAATTTGTCGTATTTGTAAACTGAATGGAAAACTGCAAGTTCCAGATTCCGGCATCGGCCACAGTGATTCGGCTGCTGCTGGCTATTGTCACGCCATTGGAAAAGTCTGTCGTATTGAATGTGACGGCATAGGCCGTGGTGGTGTTGGCAGCCACTTGGTCGGTTGAGTCTTGAAATGCCCCATGAGGGTTATTCATAAACTTGCCGCCCCTTGGTCCAAACAAAGCGCCCAATGTACTGATCAGTTTTCTAAAGTACCCGTTCAGCGCCCCATTGTTTCCAGCAAAGTATCTTTTCTCATAAACCTCTGGCGCAAAGCCAAGGCTTGGGATAGATGGGACTTCGAGTTGTTGCTTGACATTGGCCATGGCTAATTATGTCAGGACAGACAGTGCATGGTTGATGTGCTTGACCCTATCGTCATAGCCAATTAAGCCGCCATTGATCTTTTTGGTCAAGGTCTTATAGTCCTGGCTATCCGCATACTGGTTGAGCTTGTGGGTGTCCCAAAACCATCCGGCAGTCAGCGCAGCATACTGGGGCGTGGCCACCAGGTCGGGGTTGGCCCAGAAGTCAACACCCAAGGCTTTGCCAGCGTGAAAATACGAGCTAGAGCCTGTCAATTGGATGCAACCCCTGCCGCGGAAACGATACCCATCCCCAGAAGCCTCATCTCGGTTGCCCATCCGATTTGCGTAAACAGTATTGGCAATGAGCTTTGGATTTCGCTGGCAGGCTTGGGCCTTTTCAGCATCAAAGCGCTTGGGCCATGTCTTCATTAGTCCGGCAGCAGAATATGACAGACCCTCTTGAAGCATTTTGAAACCACCGCACTCATGGCCACACTGGCCAATAAAGGCCGCTTGGCGCAGGGGCGTTGAAATGTCAAAGCGCTGGAATGTCTCGTTTAGCGCATCGACCCACTCTGGGCCAATGTGCAGTTGTTTAAGTTGCTCACTATTGACCATTGACTAAAACCCTCACTTCGTTGTAGGCGTTGACGCAGGCGTTGAGCTTGTTGATGGCTTTGTCTCCTTCGGCTGCGAGGTCGATAAGAGTTGCAATAGTCTGTCGCTCAAGTTCGCTTTCATCGGGCTGGCTGGGTTGTGGATTTCCAGTGGCAATGCTGGCACTTGCATTGGCTTGTGGACAACTTGGGGCTGGGAGGCGCAGCCGGCCAGTGCGAGCAAGCTCATGCATAGCAGACTGTTTTTTCTTGACATCATCTTGGGCCTTTCTGAGTTTAGTTTCTTGGTCAATCAACTTAGTGCCAAGCTCTGCCTCTTTGGCTCTGGCTTCATCATTCTTTTTGGCAATGGCAATCTTCATGTCATTGTCCCTGTCTTCCCAGCCAAAGTGATAACCACCTCGGTAAGAACCAAACAAAGCAATGCCGATTGCCAGGGCAATATAGGGTAGTGGGATGCCAAACATTATTCTGACTCCTGTCTAGCCTGCGCCAGCTGCTCACGCTCATGGTCATCCTCAAGATGGTCCGGTGGCGTGTCTGGTGGTGGACCAGGGGTCCAAGACTCATCCAACTCTGGATTGGTCCAAGTTGGCATCGCTCCAAATGGCTGTGATGGGATGCCATTGGTCTTTGCAGTAAACCCGTGATTGTTGCTGTAACCATACTGGCCTTGCATGGGCTGACACATTGGCTGCTGGCCCATGGGTGGTGGCTGCTGCCTAGAAGTCATTGCCCGTTTACCGATAACACCGCCAATACCGCCCACAATCAAAAGAACAATGTCGTTCAGCATCTTTGTGTAAGCCTGGTCAATTGGGGCCATGCTCTTGATTGGCTGGGTGACAAAAGTCACAGAGTACAAAAGAGCAATGACGATAAAGAAAAGAATCAGGGTGACAGCAAGCACCACAATGCTCCAGACCCTGACCTCGATCTCTTCAGTTGTTAGGTTTAACTTCGTCAACTTTTTTCTCCAAGATTGGTGCTACCAAGTATTCTGGGCAAGTCTGAGTGAATAAGCATCTGGGTTTTTGACACTCTGTCGCATGAAAATTGTCAGGGTTCTGGCACTTGTAGCGATATTTTTCGTCACAGCCAGTGAGCAATAACAGAAGCAATAAATATCTCATTTGCCCAATCCTATTCTACCCAGCAGTAAATTAACGATCCGGTCGGAGAGGTCATCCGGCAAAAATTTGAGCAGCCCAAGAAACCATAAAGCCACGCACCCATAAATGAATATCTTTAGGCATAGGTCAAAGGTCTTTTGATACTCATTCACCGACCACACCTTCTGGTAGTTGCACAGAAATCCATCATTTCATTCACGCCAACAAACACTAGAAACAAGACAAAAAATATTCCGCCTATTGCCAAACCAATCTCTAGTTGTTCTTGCTCTTTTTCTTTGGCTTTCTTTGCCTCTGCCTTCAAAGCACTTATCTCTTTGGCATCTGCCAAGTCCATCTCTGCTTGTCGGGCTTTAATCTTGTTCCAAACGTCAATCTTCCCTGTCTGCATGAAAAGCATTTTTAGCTCTTCCTCAAAGGCTCTGGCTTGCTCCAGTGCCATCTCGATCTGCAAGGCCGTTCCCATGTTGGAACCCTTGCCAGACTGCTTAGCCTGAAGCATGGCCTTAGTCGCCACAGACTTGGCATCGAAAAGTTTGCCAATCATAGGCGCAAGTGAGCCTAAGTCATTGGCAACCTTTGCTGCCTTCTTGACCATGCTGATGGCGCTTTGTATTCCCGCCAGGGCTGTGATTGGATCGATCATTTCTTTTCTACCTTTTTCCACTCAAGGCAAACAACCTTCCGATTGTAGACATCACCGGTCCATGACCACCTGACACAACGATATTCGGCAACGGCTGCTAGTAAGACCAGAGCATAAATCATGGCCAAAACAAAATGATGACAAAAAAGCACCAAGCAATGCTGGCACTCAAAAGAGCCGCAGCAATGATTGCCACGGCCCAGTCTCTCATAGCCCGAATATTTTCTTGACGAATTCGGCAGCCACCCCTGGTCCAAACAACACCGCAATGATCACCGCATAAAGAAGATATTCAATCTTGGTCATTCGCCTGTCCCCATCGCGCAGTGACTTGTCGATGTTGTTGTATCTTTCTAAACAAACAGCTTCATGCACAGAAAGCCTTTTATCAATATCTTCCATGATTACTCAGCAGCCGGTGCGTCTTTAGGAACTTGCGCTTCAGCCTGTTCTTTAATCTTTACGATAAGAGGCCACACGCCGCTAGACGATGGGAGGTTTCCCAAGGTCTGCAATACAAAGTTGATTTCGTTAATGTCTAACTCTAGCTTCATGCTGATGCCGCCTGTAGTGGTGCAAGGTCTTCTGTTGTCCAGAAGTCTTTAGCCAACATAATCACTAGATGTTCTTTATTGCGTGACAGGCAGTCAGCCCATTCTTCGTCACTCATGCCTTCTGGCTTATCACCATTGATGAGATTAACCGAGTCCATAGCAGCAGAGTAGTGCTGTGCAATTTGTGCGGGTGTTTGTGTTTCAATAGTCATGTTAGTTTCCTTCAAGTTGTTTAATACGGGCAGTTAATTCTTTGACAGCATTAACTAAATACCAAGTCAAGTTGTCTGTATCCACAGTCATTACGCCAGTAGATTCTGTTTTTACACACTCAGGCAATATTTGCTGAAGTTCTTGGGCAATTACCCCCAGTTGAACGCCTTGCTTTTTAACGGCTTGGTTTTGTGGTACTTCAGTAATTTCTTCTGGCAAACGATACTCAAAATTCCGAACTTGAATAGCATTGATTTTTTCTAAACCAGTATTGTTGTCAACGATATTTTTCTTGAGTCGTTGGTCAGAAGTAGTTGACCAAGTAGTTGTGTTACCCTCGTTATATACACCAGAAGAACCGCCAATAAAAGATGTTAGTGTGCCTTTACCTGTTAAGTTGTAGCCAAAAACATTTTCAGTACCAACAGAAGAACTACTAGAAACCGCAAGTCTGCCAAGGTAAATACAAGCATTACCAGTTGAGTGTGTTCCACCAGTTTCAGAACCTATATAGCAATTCACTTGTCCTGTTGTTACGTCATATCCCGCCTGATAACCTACAGCAGTGTTTTTTCCTGCTGTGGTGCTATATGCTAAAGCGTCTACCCCAAAGGCAACATTGTTTGAACCTGTAGTGTGTCTTGTTAAAACACCATTACCAAAGCCCGTATTACTTGCTCCAGTAGTTGAAACACCAAGAACATTTGTACCTACAGCAGTGTTACCAGCCGTAGTTACAAGTTTTAAAGCATTACTTCCGATTCCTATATTTTCATTACTTGTTGTATTTGTTAACAGCGCACTTCCACCTATTGCGATATTAAATCGACCTGTAGTATTGCCGTATCCCGCCTGATAACCGATGGCAACCAAAAAGTCGCCTGTTGTATTAGAGTAACCTGCTTGATACCCTACAGCAGTGTTTGGAGTATCTGTGTTTGAGTAAAGAGCCTGATAACCTACAGCCGTATTGTTAGATGCTGTGGTGTTGGAACGAAGGGATTGATAACCTATGCCGACATTAGATGCCCCAGTGGTAGAGGCAATTAATGCATGATATCCTATTGCTACGTTATTAGAAGCAGTAGTGTTTGATTGAAGGGCTGATTGCCCTAAAGCCACGTTAGATGAGCCAGTAGTATTCCCGTATAGAGCATAAATACCAATACCAGCATTTGAAGCACCAGTCGTATTGTTATACATTGACCGATAACCTACAGCGGTGTTGTCTGATGCTGTGGTGTTGAAATAAAGGGCTTGCGTACCAATCGCAACATTTGTTGCACCCGTGGTATTTGTATAAGCCGCCTGATAACCTACAGCAGTATTGTTGGATGCTGTGGTGTTGAGGTTAAGAGCTTCCCTACCTACTGCCACATTAGCTGTGCCAGTGGTGTTTGTCTGCAAAGCAAATGTGCCAATAGCAGTGTTGTCACTGGCTGTTGTCGTATTTTGTAATGCCAACCAACCAACTGCGGTATTGGCACTACCCGTAGTTATCGCGTAACCAGCTTCTTTACCAAATAGTTGGTTTCCAGCACCTGTTGTATTACTGTATCCTGCCTGATAACCTACAGCAGTGTTGCTATTTGCCGTAGTGTTGGAGGTAAGTGCTTGGTAGCCAATTGCAATGTTATTTACACCCGTTGTATTGGCACGTAATGCATAATATCCAACAGCAGTAAGTTCGCTACCTGTCGTATTTGAGTAAGCCGCCTGATACCCTACAGCAGTATTGGTAGACACAGCACCCGCACCAAGACCTACAGTTAGACCTTGAACAACAGCACCACCAGTTAAGGTAGATACACCAGTTACTCCAAGAGTTGTAGATGCTGTAACTGAAGTAAACGCACCAGTAGAAGCAGTTGTAGCACCCACAGTACCATTGATGTTGATAGAGGCAGTACCAGTAAGATTAGTTACAGTACCGCTAGAGGGTGTACCAAGGATAGGTGTGACTAGGGTAGGGCTTGTTGACAATACATTGTTGCCAGAGCCTGTGCTTGTTCCGACACCTGTGCCACCCTTAGTGACTTTGAGCAATGGGCCTGCATCAAATAGTGCGTCAATTAAATCCAAGTCAGTATTGACTTTGGTTCCCCAGGTGTCAGTAGATGCACCAACTTCTGGCTTAGTCAGCAATAGGTTGGTTGTGGTTGTATCTGCCATTAAATGCTCCTTTTAGACTGGTGTCCAAGTCTCTGAATTATCCCCGATTGTGGTCCAAGTTTCTGCACTGTCGCTGATGGCCGTATAAGTTTCTGCCGAGTCGGGAATTGCACCCCAGCCAAAGCCAAAGATTGTGCCGACCGACCCAGTGGCTGCATTGCCGGTGATTGCAACCGAAATGCTTTTGACAACACTTCCCACAGCTGCTGTGGCAGTGTTGCCGGTGATAGCCTGGAATGTGATGACCTCAGATGGCATCGTCTGCACAGCACCCGTGGCCGTGTTGCCTGTGACTGCCTTGGTAGATGTAACACCGACAGTGCCAGCCGCGCCTGTGGCCGCATTGCCGGTGGCATTGAATGCAGTGCCAGGCACGACAGTGCCAACTGCCAATGTGGCCGCGTTGCCTGTGACTGCCTGGCTTGAATTCGGGGCTAACGTACCAGCCGCGCCCGTGGCCGCGTTGCCGGTGATGGCAATGCTTATTGCGATAGTGACTGTGCCGACATTGCCGGTGGCAATGGTCCCATCCTCTTGGACCGATATGTCAGGCAACAATGTACCGACAGCACCAGTGGCCGTGTTGCCACTGATGACGACATTGCCTATGCCATAAACACCAAGGCCGTAATAGCCTGACCCATAAGCAGCCATGCCGCTGCCCCTTGGTTAAGCAATCCGGATTAGGCCGGTGCTTGCATCGTTAACGGGCATGGTCAGCGTGAACGTGCCAGCCGTGACTGTCTGTGATCCAAACGTGTGGACACTGACCGCCTTATTGCTTTGTGTGCTGTTATAAATCAGGACCGCGTCAAAGGCCGTGGACAGAGTCACAGTCGTGTAGGCAATGCTGGCGCTGGGGGTCACAAAGGCTGTTGTGCCGCTGGTGCTTGGCGCAGTGCCAAAGGTCACAGTCACACCGCCTGCTGTGTAGCCAGTGCCACTTACTTCATTGGTGGCACTGTAGGCTGTGGTTGCCGCATTGACTGTGGCGCTGGCCAAGTACAAAGCAGCTTTGAAAGTGTCGGCAGCAGTCGATCCACGGGTCACGCCAGTACCAAAGTTGTGGTGGCCGACCAGCAGCTCACCCTTAAAACTTGTACACATTGCTTGAGTGTTAGCCATATCAATCCTTAAATTGCTTGGGTTTCGCCTTTGGCAAAAACACCTCGTTTTAAAACCATATTCACAGACCGGTGAACTAATTCGCCATCAAGCCAATATTCTACCCAACTTGTTGTCTCGGTATCGTTGTCAACTGACCCCTCTCGCTTCTCAAGCAAAGAGTCATCCATGTCGCCTTTTGTCGTTGTCACAATCATGTTTTTACCCAAAAGTGTTTGCGCGGGTTATCAATGCCCCGCCAGAGGATGCACTGCGATCATCGGCAGTTTGTGAGTCGTTCAAGGCTCGCTCATAGAGTGTCGCCCATACTTGGATTCTCGCATCATCTTGCAAGTATGGTGCAGCCTGGAGCAATGCTCCATACAGATAAATGTCGGGGTTTGATGTCAAAAGCCAGTTGGTCGTGTTGCTATTTGATAACTTTGCCAACTTTGCGTAATAGGTTAACTCGGTGGTGTAGTTGCTGTCCGGTGTTGGGACTAATCGAAACTGGCCACCCACAATGCCAAAGAATTTCGGCCTGCCGCTGGCGGTAAATTTGGTCATCTCATTGTCCAAGGCATCAATGCTCAAAAACGACAATGGGGTTTCTGGATTGGTGCTAGTGAGCTTCAAGGATTTTGTCTCTAAGAAGTCGGCAGGCACAGCGCCATACTGCGCATTAAAAAACGCATTGGCCCTGACAATCATCTGCCTGGTGCGCAGTGTTCGTTCCACTTGTGCCTCGGCCAAAGAGATAAAGTCGGGAATGACTGTGGTCAGGTCTGACCGGTTAAGCCAGTCGCCAATGGATGTCTTCAATTCTGCGTATGTAGTAAGTGCCATTAGCCTGCCTCTATTTCTTTCATCACCCAGGTGTGGTCGTGCTTGAATTCAAAAGTCCCAATGTGTCCAATCTCTTTGGAGACATCGTGGTCAATCCATATTTTAAAGCCAGCAGCCGCTGCTTTTTGGCAAAAATAAACATCCTCACCAATGTAGCCTCTTTTATCATGTCGCCAAGGTGTTTCAAACCAAGGCTCGGCCAATGCCTTAAAAACATTTGCCTTGATAAGCATGACACCCATCCCCACAGACCCTACTTCTTGCAGGCCGGTGGACTCTGGCATGGTCCAGACCAATTCCCTCTCGCCATTCTCTTTGTACAGCTGTGCTGTCGGGCCAGTGGGCATTCTGCGCCTGGCACAGTTGGTCGCCACAATATCGAGGTCATGCTTGATAAGCCGCCCGATCATGTCTTGTGGAAACCGCATATCGGAGTCAATGAAAAGAATGTGGGTGCAATCCTCGCGCATTGCGTCAAGTGACAGCTCTGCCCTCTGATTGGCAATTAGAGTGCCTTGGCTGATCTTGAGGCTCACAGCGTCATTTGTATTGAGTGTGTGATAAGCCACCATATTCACCAAGTCATAGCTGTACATGGTGTGGACCATGTCCCGTGCTGGCGTGCAGACTGCAATGTAGTTCATACTTTCCCAGGTCTAGTTCTAAAGAATTGATTGTCAGAATCGTTGAGCCATTTTTTCATATACTCCTGGTCATCGATCTTGCCCTCGGCCTTCATCTTGTAAAAAAGCGCTTCGGGGATGGATGCCACCAAGTGCCATTCACCATTCCAGTTGGCCTTCTCATCGGTTGCGTTGTAGAGAGCTTTATTAGCCTCCACCACCGCAGTCACATCTTGCTCGGTCTCAATGGTCACATCGCCAGTTTCAGCATTCTCATGCCAGTAGCGTGTAATGCCTTGTTCTTTATTTTCGCTAAATAGTCTTTTGTGAATCATTTAAAAAAAGGGCCAAGTTTCCTCGGCCCTTTCCATTGTTTACTATTAAGAAGTAATCAAGTCTGCTGCCAGACCATGAGCATTTTCTGCCAAAATTTTCAAGCCGTACTCAACTAAGAGCATACGCTTGTCGGCATCGCCTGTTTTGGCCAATTCGATTTGCTGGTAAGGGCGCAGCACAACCATTTTGGCGTAGTCAGGGTCAAGCACAAACGCATCACGCTCACGCTGGAAGCGGTTTGCAATCACTTGCACATTGCCGAAATCACTGCATTCATGTTAAATGAGACTCGCTATTTTCTCATCCCTCTTTCGAGGCTACCAGTTACCTGGTAGATCAGACTATCTCTTCACCCTCACTGTGAGGGGCTGGGCACTTCGGACCGCTTGGTCCTACGAGGCTCTCACCTCTAGTCGTTACACCTTCCGATTTCTCGGCTTGGCTCGGTATTGTCCTCTGTCCGGCCTGACAGTTAGGAGGTTCACCGAATTCACCCAGTTACAAATAAGCATTACTGCTTATCGACGCCATCAATTAACGTAGATATCAACCGCACCAATTAAGGTAGCTGGCTTTGCGCCTCCATCAATGTTGAAACGGCTGGATGCGATACCAGTGAAACCAGAAACGCGCTGCTTGTTGACAGGGCCAACCATCAGGATTTTTGGTGTTCCACCAGCAGTCCACACTTTCTGAATTACATTCTTGAGAATGGTTTCAGTAAATGTGCGCACAGTGCCATCAGTACGGGCCGCGTTTGGTAGCGTGGTGTACGTTGGATTTCCACCATTGGTGGTGTCATAGTCAATGTTGGTCTTCAAAAAGGCCGTCAAAGAACCCGTCTTACGCGCAGTCGTTGAATTACCAGCGTCTGCACCAGTGTTTGACAACATGATGAATTCCTGGTCACGCTTTAGCTCAGAACCGCGCTTGGCGATTTGGTAAGCCAGTTCGCTTCTACGGCCTGCCTTGTTTACCACCTCTTCAGTCGCTGACAAGACAATAGTCTTGCGGCTGATCTGTGCATAGTTCTGCACGCGAACAGTCGCAACCACTGCATCAAAAGTGCCGACATCATCGCCCTCAAGCTGTGCATTTGCGGCAGCAGCGGCAAGGGTATCTGTTTGGAATTCAAACAGAGTGTTGGAGACATTTTCACGGCCAATATTGGACATGAAAGGCGTTTCTTCCATCTATGTTGAGCAAGGTTCGTTAGACCTTACCTCCCTTGCGGGACTGCATATTTCTATGCAGATCAGACTATATCTTCACCCACTTTCGTGGGGCTAGGTGCTTCGGACCACTTGGCCCTACGATCTTTCGATCTAGTCGTTGAACCTTCCTCTTTCGAGGCTCGGCTGCTGATTGCCCTCGGCTGCCTATCCGTTAGGGGTTCCCAGCAATTCTCCTAGTGTCAATTGCAAATTACTCTGCAACGGCCCTCAAGTTAAGGCGCAATGTTTGTAATCACATTGCTCAAATCTTCCCGAATACCCTTTGCAGAGTAAGTCAGGAACGTGTTACTAACGATAGTCATAATTTTCTCACTTTAATAAAAGTTCAATTGCAGAAGCCGCATCATCGATGCGACCAGTTTTTGCAAGACGCTGCTTTGCTCGCATACCCTCAGTTGTTGTCGAAACCCGACCAGCTGCTCCAGGCTTGGCTGGTCGTGGGCCATTGTTCACCACAGGCTTAATGCCTTGGCGTTTACTTACCATCTGGTCAAACAGTGCCGCTTTTCGCAGCAGTAAAACCAGTCGGTGGTCGTAAACGCTCTTCAAGTCTTCATCGGTAAAGCCTGCTGCCTTCGCAGACTCAATCACCAGCGCCTTCTCGGCCTTTGCCTTCTTGGGGTCTTTCCAATCAGGTAAGGCTGCCAATAGAGCTTCTTGCTGGCTGGCAAGTTGGGCTTCCATGGCGCGCTGCTGGTCATACTGGGCCACTTGAGAGAGTCGTTGCTGTTCGGACTGAATAGCACCTAATTTCTCTTGTCGCTCCCGCATGACTTCCTTTTGCCTCACCCACTCAATTGGGTCCTCTTGGTAGAGGCGCTCCAAATCGACTTGAGGCTCTGAAGACTGAAGTTGGGCTTGCAATGCTCCCAACAATTGAGCATATTGCTCACGCTCGGCTCGGACTGCATACGTTTCTTGCTCGGCCTGCTTTCGCACTTCGGCAATCTGCTGCGTTTTCCGAGTGTAGTCCTGAGTTCTGGAGTAGCCCTTTTGGAGTTCGTCTAGCGTCACTGCGACTTCCTTGCCATCAACTTTGACGGTGAATGTCTGTGGCTGTTCTTGCTCCTCTGGCTCTTCCTCTTCCCCTGACTGTTCCTCTAAAGACTCTTCGTCTGACGCGTCTTCCACATCAGAGTCATTGTCTTCAGAAGCCGCTGTCTCAGAATCCTCTTCGGACTCCTCGACTGGCTGCGTCTCGTCAAGTTCTGCTTGTCCCTTTTCGGGGGCCAACATTGCCGAGATAGCACTGGCCGCATCGGCCATATTCATTGCTTGTATTTCTGCCATAGTATTTTCTTAAATTAGGTTTTTCTGTGATCGGTTGATTGCGTTCTGTGCGACTTTTCCGTTGTCCATGATTTTGATCAACTCTTGCCGTAGGCCATCAATGGCCTGCAACATACACCACGCTGTCTCACGTTTCACAGACTCTTCGGGTTTCGATGATCGAAATACCCAAAGTTGGTCGCTTTCTAATTTTGAAATTGCAGAATTGAGGGTTTCATCCTCAAGAATCTGCTGGGCTTTTTTGCCCTTTCTTACTTGGTCTTCGTTTGTCACTTACTGTGCCATTCCTTGAAAGGTTGATGGGGGCATCATCTCAGGCACTGGTGGCTGCGGCTGCGACACAAACTGTGCCGCCTGCTGCTGGGCCAACAATGCCTGCTGACGCATTGCTTCACGATCAATATTCTGGGCCGCATCAATTTCGGCTGTAGAGATCTGTGATTTGTACTTTAACTCAATTTCATACTTTTTGAGATACAAATCCTGAGCCATCTTGTCGCGGGTCAGATCGTCATCCATCATCATCTGCTGGCGCTTTAGTTCAAGCTCGGCAGCCTTC